TCCGAGCTCTACCATGAAGGGCTCCCCAAGGCCATTGGGGTTACCTCCTGGGAAAGCAGGGCCTCCGCCGCTAAAACAGCGGGTAAGGAGTACCTTAACACGGAATTCGGTTGGCAACCTCTCAAGAAAGACATCGAGGATTTTATCCACGGTGTCTACAACGCGGAGCGTATCATAAAACAATACGAACGCGATGCTGGGAAGGTTGTTCGACGTAAGGCTAGTTTTCCACCTATCACCACTCAGAGCTCTAACGTTATAAGCAACGGAGACGCTGTGTACATGATACCAACGTCTTCCGCGCTAACGAAGAGCCCTATAATCGGGCAGGTTGTTCTCACGTCAACGCGAGAGACCCGTAGATGGTTCTCTGGGGCCTTCACGTATTACATTCCGAGCGATGGATATGCTCGTGGTGTGATCCGTGAGTACTCAGAAATGGCAGACCATATTCTTGGTCTAACCATCACGCCAGAAGTTCTCTGGAACCTTGCACCGTGGAGCTGGGCCGCTGACTGGTTCTTTAACTTCGGATCAGTCCTGTCCAACGTTTCAAGTTGGCAGAAAGACGGCCTGGTTATGCAGTACGGGTACGTGATGGAACATACCATCGCGAAAAATACCTATACTCATATAGGTCCCTCAGGTTTTATCTTTGAGGGCCTAAATGCTCCTGCCATTAGCCTCGTCAGTGAGACGAAGGTTAGGCGGAAGGCAAACCCCTTCGGTTTCGGACTCATCTGGAGCGGACTAAGTTCGCGCCAGTTGGCCATTGCCGCGGCGTTGGGTATTACCCGACGTTGAGGCAGAAGTTGAATCTGCGTCAAAACGCCAATGGGAGTCTAACCGGGCTCCTAGGAGTGATGCTCATGTCGTTCGCTGACCCTCAGACCGTGACCATCTCGGGTACGCCGATATCCCTTCCGCGCGTAAGCGTGGGAGACGATAAGAGCGAATACACGAGTGGAGACGGCCTTACCTCTCTGCTAGCGTCCCATGACTATGGGAAGCGAACCAGGAGGATGTTGAGGATCGATTCGTCCAAGATGACATCGGATCCGTTCCGGCCGGCGGAGAATGTCAAAGTTTCCATGTCTTTGTACATGGTCTTCGACCTTCCGCCCGCAGGATATACGGCTGCCGAGGCCAAGGCGGTGTACGACGGGTTCAAGACCCAGTACACAGCCACTTCGGACGCGCTGATCACGAAGCTCCTTGGCGGGGAGTCGTAAATGACCCCCGACCAAGGTCTCCGCAGAAAGGTCCTCCTCGTAGTAATACGGGGACGATCTCGCTGTTGGAGTTTTAGCAGACATGGCCAGCGGTGAAGAAGGCTACGTTGAGAAACGTAGGCCTACCAACCAAAACCAAAACGGGTCGTCAGACTCGCGGAGGTTAGGTGGTAGACGGATAACTGATCAGAGCCCTAAGGCTCCGGCCACTCGTTTGAGTGTGACGGTTATTACCGCCTCAGTTAATCTTTTCTTCTACACAGTTGCATCAATATTCAACCATTGTTCTTTTACGTTCAATTGGTTTTGATGCGGCGAACGTTGAGTAGTCCTAATTAAACTACGGGTTTATCCCGGAAAGGATGATTCCGCTTTGCGGATAATCAACCAGACTGGGGTAACTCAGTCTCAGCTAGATACCATCATCACATTGACCGACTCGGGCATCGCGCCCGGGCTTTGGCCGGTGGTGAGGGCCGTGGGCTTGGACTTTTGGTCCTTGTACCACGACGTTCCGTCACGTAACTTCCTAGTGGAGAATCTCCGCTGGGAGTACGCGTCGCAACTACTCGTTGAGATCAGGAAGGCCGACGAAAACGCCGAAAAGGCGGATCGTGCGATCTAACTGGTAGTCCAAACGGACTGCTCGACACTGACGACAGAGCTAGGGATCAGCCACCTCTCTCGAAAGGAGGAGGGACTGTGAAAAGCCTGACGTCACTCTGGTCATGCACGGCTCAAGAAATGGCCGTGCGATGCTGCACAAGCGCCACTCGCGACATAAAAACTGTCGTGAGTCGGACCGAACACGAGGGGTTATCGTTTTTAGCGATCACCCTGGCGGACTTCGGTAAGGGCCTCCAAAGGGCTCTCGACCGAGGTTTCGTCGCTCCTTGGGACTTTCCTGGCTTTAAAACGCTAGGAAGTCTTACTGGTCTCCCCGTATTTCTACGAGGTTTCCTTGAGCGTGTGTTCGATCCTTGTAGTGGCGTACTTCTGGACGAACCCGACGTGGAAGCAATCTATGCTGTTCGTCAGTTAACACTGATGTTTAGCAAGATCGCCCTCCCGGAGGAACCCAGTAATGGGACACCTTCACGAGGGAGCGACCGTAAGGTCGTATCTCCTCGTCGCGAGAGGCGAGCCATGTTGGAATTCGTCCAGTGTGAGCAGGATGTCAAGGCATCTGACGCCCGTCTTGATCCATCTTCTCTGATGGATTTCAAACGGATGTCCGGTATGCTGTTTGGCGATTTATTCGCCAAATTGGACAGAGATGTCCATTGGGGCCGTTTGGTCCCAAAGCATGGGTCAGGCGCTGTCGCTGATCGTATTTCCAGTAATGGAAAATGGAATCAGCGAACCTGGCCCGCTCGTCTCGAGCGGTTTTATCCGTCTCGAGAGGCACTCATCCCGAATCTCTCCTTTGGGGAGGAACTGGATGATGGTCTTAACATCCTCGAACCCGGTTCGGAAGTGCCCGTTAGGGTTAAATCCGTTCCTAAAACGCTCAAAACACCACGAATAATCGCGATAGAGCCTACTGCCATGCAATATGCACAGCAAGCGGTTCTACGCGCTTTTCGGAGCGCGCTTCTTGAGGATGGTTTCCTCTCGCGCGTGATCGGTATTGATGACCAGGACCCTAATAGGGAAATGGCGTGTCAGGGATCACACAGCGGTGATCTCGCCACACTCGATTTGAGTGAGGCTTCCGATCGTGTTTCGAATCAGCACGTACGAGCGATGCTTGAGGACTATCCCGAATTGCACGGGATGGTTCAAGCGTGTCGATCTCAGAAGGCTGATGTACCTGGCCACGGAGTAATCCGTTTGGCCAAGTTCGCGCCTATGGGTTCGGCTCTCTGCTTTCCTTTCGAAGCGATGGTATTCCTTACCATTATCTTCCTAGGAATTAGCAGGGAGTCAAGTGCCCCACTTTCTCGTGGACAGTTGATAAAGCTGTTCCGCGAGCGGGTGCGTGTCTTTGGGGACGATTTAATCGTTCCCAGAGACTATGTGCTGTCCGTCTGCGATGAACTCGAGCTGTTTGGCTACGTAGTTAACATCGGCAAGTCCTACTGGACCGGAAGGTTCAGAGAGTCTTGCGGAAAAGAGTATTATGACGGCCAAGACGTTTCAATTGTCAAGGTTCGTCAGACACTCCCAACCAGACGGCTGGACGCGAGTTCCGTTAATGCTGCTGCTGAGCTCCGAAACCAGTTTTACTGGGCCGGACTCTGGCAGACTGCAAATTGGATGGATGTCCATATGCGGAAAGTGCTAAAGCACTGGCCGAACGTGGCTCCATCCTCGGAACTGTTGGGCAGGGAGTCAGCTCTAGGATATAATTTCCAAAAGCTGGACCCGAATACGCAGAGCCCCCTAACCAGGGGCTACTACCTGCGTAACCAATCTCCTATCGATAAACTCGATGGAGTAGGTGCCCTTCTTAAGTGTCTCCTTCGGAAACCCCACCCAGCTGGCTTTGCAATCAAGCAGCCAGGTCTGAGGCAGGACTCCTTGGTCGACGTAGCGAGCGTCGATACGGAGCACTTGGAGCGTGCAGGACGCCCCGAGCACGTCAGCATCAAGCTCGGGTGGAGATCCCCGTTTTAAT